GTTTGCTTGTAGCGACCCCTCACCGAGGGCTCGTCTGGGGAGGCTTAGCAGGCCTCGAGATCAGCATAGTTGTGGCGTCGGTTGCCACGGATGTTTTCCAACATGTCTGACGGGGTGACATCGTCGGTGTAGTTGGTGTAATCGTAAATGCTGAAAGTGGTGCCAGGGTTATCCTGGAGGATGGAGTTAATGGATTGCCCTACGGATGAGTGGCGGATGTCCACTTTGAACGACCCGACGGGAGTCGGGATAATGTCGTCGTTTGGGCACAGTGAGCTGAAGGCAGGAAAGTCACAGACGCTACCTAGCGTGGTGACCTGTTGGAGCTTGCTGTTGTAGCGCTCGGCATCAGCTTGTGTGAGTCCGTAGACGGTTTTCATCATCGTCCAGGTTTCAGGCGTAGGTGTGTGGTACCGCTCGTTCATCTTGAACCCGTGGTCACGACGTGGCATGACAGGGGTTTTGTCACCGGCCAGTTCAATGGTACGAGACCAGTGATGGCTCAATATTGGGATGAATGAGGTTTGGAGCAGTCGACCAAGTGCGTCACCTTTAACGAGCGCCTGGTGGTCGACGCCTGGTGGAGGGTTGCAGTACCAGCCGAGATTGGAAACGGCGCGATAAAGACAGGGTCCCAAAACGGTTCCATCGCTCGTTGGCCAAAATCTTTGAGAACAGAAAGTGGCATTGTAGGGGGCATTGTGCCCCTGGTGTACTGTGGCTTGGAGGGTGAAACCGAGGCTATTCATGCGGTTGTAGAAGGCTGTATAGTCAATGATGTTGGGAGGGGCGACAATAAGGTTGTCATCCCCATACACCACGACGCTAATTCCGGCATCGGATATGGCCTCGACAGAGCCAAACTGCTCAGCGAGGCATCGGATTATGCAGGTGCCTTGTACAAGCGAGTTGCCAACCGTTGTGTCCATCGACCCCGAGGTGACGGTTGCCAACACCCCATAGCTGTTGCCGTGTCGTGTGGAACCATGCGTAAACATGGATTCTTGGAAAGAGGCAAGCACCTTGCTGTTAACGCCGGCCAGCCCGTACAGTTTGTTGCGGAGGTCAAAGATGCGGCGGTGTTGGGAGCTGTCATACTTTTCAAAATCGCCTTCCATGATGTCGTGGCCCTGTACATAAATGCGATCGAAAAGAGCGCCAATTTGCTCAGGAGTGCAGCCACCAACATAGTAAAGAGGCCCGTTGGTGTGTATGCCGTTGGTGTCAGAGAGCAAGTTGCCGAGACCGAGGCACGTGGGCCCTTTGAAAGCGTTGTCCCATATGGAGCCTGACTGTATTGCTCGAGGAGTGCCAATTTTGCGATTAAGCTCCATCTTGACGAAGCAGCCGCGTTTTTTCCGGGTCCAGTCGTCGACTGGAATGCGACCCGATTTGATTTGGGCCCAAGCTTTGCGGTAAGCGAGCTTGAGATTGAGTGTGTAATTACGAGACTCCAGCCAGTCATTGAAGGGGGGGACGCGAAGATTGCCAGACCAGCCAGGGAAACAGGACTCTATAAACTGGTTATCGACGGATGACATCAAGCTGTCCCATGCGGTGGCATTGAATTGATCAGTATGGTAGGGCTGGCGTTTGACAATGCGTTTATAAATGCTGGCGGCCTCAGCCAGCCCTGATTGACCGAAGGTGGTCGGTATACGGAATCGGTTGCCTATGCCCAAGAGAAGTACATTTTTCCTATCAGGATCGGCAGTGCCGATGTCGCGGAGGTGGACATAAGCAGTGGGATCAATTTCCTCGTTCTCTATGTGGTACCGGTCGTAATCAGGATCGACTGCACTGAAGCTCAAATTGGCTCCATTGATGATTTGGCCAGGCACAGCATTGTTAAGAGTTGTGAGTGGCCGGATGCTAGAAGCGGCGGCTGAGGCGGCCGAGGCAATGGTAGAAGAGGCATAAACAGCCGCAACACTAGCAGGCCAAACAATTGGAAGGTAGCCGGCTGCTGATGCTACCCACGGGACCAATGGGGCGGCATAAGGGGCAAGGGATATGGTAGCCGCCAAACCGGTCCCGAGAAGCAGACTCCACGCAAAGCGACCCCACACGCGTTGGAAGTTGAACTGGAGAGCCTGTGAGTGCGCCTTGATCATGGCGAGTTTCTTTGGTATCGAACCGTGTAGGATGTCAGCTTCGGCATCGAGCTGCGCCAATATCCCCAAAATTGCTGCGACGAAAATGGCGTTTGGATCAAGGCGGCAGTCGCGGTTGATCAACTCATCGAACGACTTGAGGCGGCGCAACACTAATTGGAGGAGCTCCGGATCTCGCATCTGTCCGATGGCAGCGCGGTGAGCCACGTGCACGTATGTCTTAGGAACCACATACTCTTTTTGTTCGGCACTGTGAAAAATGACGAACCGCCCATACGACTGGATGAGTGCTCCCTCCGCATGCTTGGCGGCACGCACAGTCACTGTGTCTTCATCGACGCTGTGTTTGGTGTGGGTCGAAGAAGACAGAGCGAGGGGCCCATAGTAGCTCACGTCATGGATGGAAGGCGCCAGCGACTCTTGGAAAGACGGCATGCCATTGGGGGTGTTGGTGTAACAGGCCGCTATGAACCCATCCGGGCTTGAGATTCGCTGTGAGTAGATGGCACCGCCTGGATACTCCCACATGGAATGGGTCGGATAAGTGGGCAGCGGTAGGACAATGGTAGCGCACTCTTTAGTGGCTGTGTAGCGCGTGGAGTCCACGAGCCTGATGGTGTAGCCGTCGATGACAGAGAGGGTGTGCTGGACCTCATGGTCAACGGATTTGACAGAGCCCCAATTGGCAATGATGGCGGACAGGGAGGCTGGTTCAACCAGTGAAATACAATGGAGGAAGATCAGAGTGCGGCTGTCGGCGACGGGTAAGACGATGTCTGTCAACAGGGGACCATAAATGTGTTCGTCGGTGGCGGACACGTCACATGGCAGCCGGTAGGTATGGCGTGCATTGGCAGGGACATGGGCGCCATGGACGTAAACGTACACGATGTCATCTTGGATATCGTAGTTCTCATCATCGTGTGCGCTGTCACTGTGTTCATCCGGTTGCTCGTCGTGCACTATCGGGCCAGGATCAGAAGTGTCAGGCGGACTTGGTGGTGGGTCGTTCTTATTAGGATGTGTGTAGGGACACTGTTCACCCAGCTTACACCGCCCCTTGAGGAAAAGTTCACAGTGTGTGGGCAGGCGGTCGACTGGTGCATGCGACCACGGGCATTTTTTGCGCCTGCAAGGCTGTTTGGCGATCCCAAAACGGTGCAAGTGGTGTTGTGTGCAAGGTTTGCGGGCAATTGGGCCTTTCACGGGCTTGCCCGGCTGTGAAGTGGCGGAGCCGTCACTGACATTCTCGCTAACGGTTTCAATGGACATAGGTTCGACCGTGAATCCGATTTCGCCAGGGCGCGATCCAGCCATTTGGCCATAGCTCTTTCCCAGTCCGGGCAGGAGTGGTTGGCGTGGGTTGAAAACGAATTCTGTAACCTCGCCACTAAAAGCCACTCCAACGGGCCCTTCTGGTCCCTCCAAGACCGGAACACCTTCGTCCTCATCGTCAGCGTCAGAAGAGTTGACTGTGCACTTTGGGCAGTAGAAACATTCAAGGTTAGTGTCGTAGTCCAAATTGCCATCACAGGCATCGCAAACAAGTTCGATCTTCTCACCGCGCTCAACTGCTTTGTGGGCAGCCTTGGCCAGTGCTTCGAGTTTCTCTCTGGTTTCGCGTTTGCCTTTGGTCTTGTTGACATCGTCAGTGTTGGTGAAAGACCCGTTATTTCCGTTGATTTGTGGGCGGACCGTGTGTTCTTCCTGGATTGACATCATTGCTTGCAGTCGCGCAACGGTGTCCTCAAGCTGTCTGATGCGATCGTTCTCGGGCTCCTTGGGTTGGACAATAGCGGCTGGAGGGGCGGCGTGTAGCAGACCGGATTCCATGTGGGACAGAGAATCGTGAGTTGGCACACTGATGGCATTGGCAAGCGCGGTAGCGGCCAGACCGACGGCGGAGCCCCCAATGGCGGTGGCCACCTTATTGAACAGAGACTGTTCAGCCACCTTGATTTCAAAATCGTTGGCCTGAGCATTGGAATTTCCGGTGACGATAGTGTGTCCAGAATTGGAGCTGTCGAACTCGGGAAGGGGATTGATGCCGAGTTTCTTCTGGCTGTTGGACAGACTGTACTTGTTGCCATGCCCATGGGCCATCTTAGGATTCTCGATGATCAATTTGGGACCCTTGCCGGCTTTGAGCAACTTGAGGTATTCAGAGTATAGGTCCTGGGTGCTGTAGGGCACGGGCGGCGAAGGCTCGAAGTAAGTCATTTGTGCGAAGGTGGTGGGCTGATATTGGAAGAACTGAATGACTTCAATGGTGATGTTTAGAGGATTTCCGGTGGTGCCGTTCATGTTGGTTATCCCGATCCATGGCACAGTGGTGCCAGAGGTGGCTGCCAACCAGACGCTGTCAAATGTTTCAAAATCACCGATATCATGGGGCGTCCAATTAGCTTGCACGCTGGTAACGCGCGAATCACACTTGTGGTTGAAGGACCCACTGAACAGAGTGTTGGGTGTAGTGGCTCCGAAAGTGGCAACCACAGCGCCTCCGGCTGGCAAATGGCCTACATAAAACATTGGCGGGGTGATCGAGTTGTTGTACGACATGGTGACCTTGATCGCCCCGCTGATGGGACGCGCAGTGCCCACTATGTTGCCAGCCGCCGCCTGATTGAAGGCCGACGCGTTAACCAGCGTGCCACCAGTACCACCGAAGGTGTTGTTGCCCGAAGCTGTGGTCTGCACGTAGCCGGACATTACGGCAAGTGATGACAATTCTCCCAGATACAGGGCGTACACTGCATCAACTATTCCACCGCCACTGCCGGCAACAAATTTGGTGATGGAATAGGAGCCCCAAATTCCCGTTGCGGCTGCACAGCCACCGACTGGTACCGGTGGCACGTTGAAGGGATCCGACATGTGCTGGATCCACCGCACGGCTGCAGCGGCGGCGCTGCTGGGCACTGGCTGAGCTGCCATCGAAGAGAGATTGGACGCCCCGGACGCATTGCTGCCTCGGTGCCCCCGGGGAGTCTTCGAGCGCTTGCGGCTGGCCTTGCGTTTGGGCCGGGATCGAGGACCAGGTGACTGGGAGCGGCCACGGCCTCTTCCGCGTCCTCCGCGGCTAGCTGCCCCGCCCCGGCGAAGGGGCGTCATGGTGACTTTGACACCAGCAGGGACGCGAAAAGCATTCATGGGCGGTTTGGTTGCCTTGGCTGCGTGGTCATCGGTGTTGGTCCACGATCCATTGTTGCCACTGATCTGGGAGAGTACCTGATGTATTTTGACAGCGACGATGACAACGCAGGCCACGACTGACAGCAGTAGTGTTACACGTGCTTGACGTTCTGTGAAGAGCTGGGCGCCACTGCACTCACTGCTATCATGGCATCTATCTTGGCCTTGGTGGAGCATATCTGGTGTAGCCGCAACGCCGGGTTGTCGGGACGCGGCTTGATGTCCTTTGGATCGGGCAGACCAAAGGTGTAGGGTGGCCAGTGTTTGGGCTTGGGTCTGTGGTAGACACGTCCGCTCTTGGGTCCCTGTCGCAGTGTTGGCACCTGGTGGGGCTGTGGTGGCCTGTAATGCTCCGGCGTGGGTGTCAAGTCCGGTGGCAATGTGGCAGAGGCTGCGATCGGTGCTGATGAGTCCAAATTGCCAAAGGTGTGCACAGAGGACTCGGAAGAAATGATTTCGGGCAACGGTTGATAGGAGGAAATCAACATATGCAGACTGGACGCCGGCTGTTGGGGCAACCGGTTTTGAGTAAGCTGCTGAATATTCTCCTGTAATGAGCTGTTGCGCGAAGAATTTGGCCAATTTTTTGGAATTGGCTGGTGGCCCGTAGGTCTGGGCCCCATCAACGAGTGTGATTGGGCACTTGAATACGGGTTCATGAGGGGGCCCACCAATGTAGACCGGATCGCCGACGACAGGCCTCCGGTAAACTGACGGGTCAGGTGTAACACCGGGAGGTTGTGTGGACGTGATGGTTGGGGTGGTGGGCGTGGTGCTGGCACGGAGCATGTCGACCATTTGGGCGCGCGTTGCGCGCACTTCAGCATACAGCTCGTCAATTTGAATGAGGATCTGATGCTGGGTTTCTTGCATGGTGGCCAGTGTGGTCTCAAGAGAAGGCCCGGATCTTACCGGAATACGCTTTCCAGCGCTGGCTTCGCTTTCCTTTACGGGAGCGGTATGCGGGTGCGAGACCGCGGTGAGACCTGCAGGATCGAAGGTCATGACTCCTTCGAACGGGTTGACGGGACCCTTACTCGTCATGAGCGTTTAAAACGGTGAAGGGCTGATTCACAGCTTTGCGACACCACTCACTGTGGTGAAGGAGGCTGCCTTAGTATGGGGCAGCAGGTTAGGCCCGCTCTTTGGCCGTGGTGAGGCACAACTTCCGGGTTGTGCACCGTTCAGCAACGGCCGCCCCCAAGCGGTCGGACCCAGCAATTCGGGTCTCTGCAGACAAAATTCGTGGCAAAATTCTGC